CACGACCACTAACCGTGAATCGGGTAACTCGCTGCTGATTTGCCGCCTTCGCCGCCTCGTCCACCATGCGCTGCGCCGTCGCCATGTCGCCGCGCTCGACCGCCGCGAGGTAGTCGGCATCGATAGTGGCGGCCTGCTGCATGATGTTTGCCGTGGCGCGCGAGAACGTGCCTCGGTTGTTCGGAGACTTCAGTTGGTTGCCATTCCAGACAATCCAGACGGGCTGCGGAGTATCAACACCTGATGCTGTTTCCGGCTGCGAAATGACTCCGTCAAATCCCTGGCGTTGCAGTTCTTCTCGAAGATTGCCATCGCCCTTCCAGCGATCATTCTCACCGATCAACTCATAGAAGTTGTATCGAATCGTTCCGCCAATAGTTTCGGCTCCGCCAGCAAGCTGATCTACTCCTGGGTCGGAATACTTATTGCCGAGCGAACTATCAAACACGATTTCCGAAATATCAACTCCGCGAGTTTCCAAAAACTTTTTCCATTGCCGCAGGGACATTGTCTTTGCCTGCGAAACATCAAGCGGCTTTTGGACGGAGACGAATACCTCCATGATTTCTTCGCCATAAGCATTCGCAAGATCGCGACTCGGCGTTATAAAGATTCCTCCGGATGTCATTACTCGCGGTTCAACGATTTTTTCGTATGCACCTCGGTACATCAGCAACGGCGTTCCGGTTTCAGTAACCGCTTTGCTTTCCCCAAACCATGACCTAAACGCCGGCGTGTTCGTCCTGCGCTGCCCTGATTGATCGAACTGGTCGGCCTGCTCGAGCGGCGCGACGGGCGCGACCTCGCCCTGCACGCGCAACGGGTTTCCGTATTCGCGCTCGTATTGCAGCGGAGTCATTCCTGCTTCCGCAGCATCAACGACCACCATCGCCTGCCTGATTGTGGCGAGCGTCCTAGCCTCAATGTCCGTGAAACGTCCGGTGGACATGATCTCGGAAACGGCTGCTTCCTCGATAGCCTGCGCCTCGGCGACGAACGTGGCGTCCGTCTCCTGCCGAGTCTCCATGATCTGGCGAGCATCGGCGATGAGCTGCGGGCGGTTCGCCTCGAACTGCTGCACCTCGGTGATGCTCATCGCGTCGGGCGACAGGCGAGCGTGCGGCAGGATCTGGTTCAGGAGCGGCGTCTTCTGCAACCGGACGGTCATCTGCGCGGTCGGCACCGTGACGTCGTTGTTGCCCAGGTCGATGCCGTTCTGCTGCATCTCCGTGAGCTGCGCGCGCACTCCGGGAAGCACGGTGTCCATCTCCTGCTCCGTGATCCCGGACTGCCGCAGGATGTCGTGCATGACCGCCGCATTGACGTAGGTCGTCTCCGAGTCCGTGCCTTCGACGGCCGACTCGGCGAACTCCTCGAGGCGCTCGGGCGACCGAGCCAGCAGCTTGTTGTCGGCGATGGCCTTCACCATCGACTGAAGCTTGGCGGCCTGCTGCTCGCCCTGCTTCGCGGCGCGCGTGTCAACGTAGAGCCGCCCCGCCGGCCCTGGCGCGCCCATGATCGACATGCCCATCGCGGTCGCGACGAACGTGTCAACGAGACGGGTAGCGATGGCCTCGCGCCCCTCCTCCGTCTCAATCTCCATCGGCTTGTCGGCCAGGTATCGGCCGATCTCCGAGCCGATGACGTTGTTCAGCTCCTGCACCGTCTCGGTCGTGACCTCGCCGGCGACGCCGATGCCGTATGCCTTCGCGGCGTTGGCGAGCGCGGCGCGCGTCGTCTGCTGGCGGATCGCCTCGCTGACCTTCTGCCGCACGGCCCCGCGCAGCAACCCGGCGAACGGCTTGGCGACGAGCGCCGCCGCTCCGGTGTCGAGCGCGGCGTTGAAGATGCCGACCGTGGTCGCGATGCGGTCGGCAGACTCATGCCCGAGTTCCGGCTGAAGCTCGCCGTACAGCATCGCCGTCTCGAGGCGTCGGGAGTTCTCGAATGCGCCTGCCGCGAGTCCAGCGGCGAACCCCGTTGCCATGCCGGCGGGGACGGTGGCGAACCCGGCAGGGCCGCCGACGAGGCCGAGGCCGCCTCCTGCGGTCGCGCCCATCATGCCTGCCTCGATGATCCTCGGTGCGCCCGTAAGCTGCTGGGAGCCAATGTAGGCGGCTTCCTCGAGGAACCCGGTGCGCTCGCCGCCCTTCGCCATCTCCTCGCGGTACGAGTTGAGCGCCGCCTTCTCGTAGACCTCAAGGCGACCGCCGCGCTGGCGCTGCCGCTCGTAGATCGAGGCCATCTCCTCCTGTGCGACCGCGCGGCCGAAGCCCTCGCCGATGCTCGTCAGGAACCCGGACGCCGCCTGGGTGGCCGGATACAGCGTCCCGAACGTCTGCCGCCAGCCGTTGCCGAACTCCTGCTCGGTCTTCGCGAGCGCGTCGACGTCGTCGTGCGCGATCTCCGCGAACTGACGCTGCGCGATGTAGTCCGCGAGGACGGGGTTCCGGCGCAGCATGTCACGACCGGAGATGCTGTCAATGAACGCGCGCTGCCGCAGCTCCTCGGCGTTGCGAGCCGCCAGGTCGCCGCCGACGCCGAACTGCGAGCCGAGCTTCTGCGACCGTGCCGCGCTGTCGGGATCGACGGCCGTGATGTTGACGAGCGACGACATCATCTGCGTGCGCCGGCTGTCGGCGATGCGCCGTGCCGCGTCCGCGTAGTCGGTGTCAATGTCCGGGGCGGCGTTCGGGCGCTCGAACGTCGGCGTCATGCTGATGCCGAGCGGGATCTGCGAAGGCATCTCGCCGACGCCTCCGGGCTGGGGGACGAGTCGGGCCATACGCTCGTTGATGTCTTCGTCGATCACTTCTTGCCCTTCTTGTCGTACCACGCGGCGAGGATCTCGAACGACGTCGGGCGGGTCACGCCGGCGTCCTGCATTGCCTTGACGATCTTCAGCACCTCGGCGTCTGGGATATCCATGACCTCGGCTTGCGCCTGTAGCAGCGGGATCTCCTTGCCGGCGATCTCGACGTATGCCTTCTTCTGCTGCTCTGCGGTCATCGCTGCAATCGGCATCTGCGGATCACGCGACAGCCAATCGATGCCCATCGTCTTGCTCTTGACCTTGCCCATCTCAAGGATCGCCCGGTCGATGAACGGCTGCTTCTCGCGGTCGGACATCTTGCGACCGAGCCGCTCCTGCTCCATCGCAATCGACTCCTGAATGTTCTGCCGCAGGATCACGGAAGCCTGCCAATCCTTCGCGTTGCCCTTGTCGGCGGCAGCGAGGTTCGTCATGCCGTTGTCGATGAGCGTGCGGTTGACCTGCTGCGCGTCGACGGTGGCGTCCATGATGGCACCGGGCTTCGCAAGCGTGTCGGCGAGCTTGCGATATGTCTCGGGCGTGAGCTTGCGCCAGTTCGCGGACAGGAACTCCGGCGTGAGCTTGGCCGGGTCGGTGTAGACCTGGTCGAGAACCTGCTGGTCGTTGCGGCGTCCCTGCCCGAGCATCAGTCGCTCGCGGTCGAGCGGCTTCAACGCGCCCCACGCGATGGGATCGACGTCGCCGATACCGTTGCTCGGAACCGCGAGGAACTGCTCAATGTTCTCGAGTTGCGTGCGGTATTCCTGGTCGGCGAGCGTGTCCTCCTGCGCGAACTGCGACCGCAGGTTCGACTGCACCAGCCGGCGCGTCTCGACGTCCTCAATGCCCTCGGCGACCTCGAGCGCCTCCCGCAGCGTCTCGGGCTGCGCGGTCGTCTCGCCGGCAGTCTGCCCATACGTCTCGGGGTCGCTCTTGGCGTTCAGCACTCCCTGCGAGCGGATGCTGTTCGTCAGCTCCTCGATGGTCGTGCGCTTGCGGTTCGCGTCGAGCGAGGTGCGGAGCGTCTCGTTGGTCTTCGGGTCGACGCCCGACATCTCGTCGAGGAACGCCTGCGCCTCGGCGTACTTGTTCTGCCGCATCAGGTCGCCGACCACGCCCGTCGCGACCTTGTCGTACACGCGCTGCTCCATCTGCTTCACCTGCGCCGAGTCGGCGGGGATGCCCATCTCGGCAGCAGCGGAGCGGATGCTGTTCAGGGCGACGCCGATGTTGACGTCGTACTCGTCTCTCCCGAACGGCTGGCCCGTCATCGGGTTGATGGCGTCCTTGTTGGCGTAGGCCACGACCGCCTGGTCTGCGTACATCTCGCCACGGGCGATGCCCTCCTTGACGTTGTACTGCTTGACCTGCTCGTTGCGGTGTCCGACCATGCGCGTCTGGATCGACGCCATGTTGCGCGCGAGGACGGGCGCGAACATGCGCTTCTGCGTCTCGGTCTGGAGTCCGTCCATCGCCGTCGCGCCGATCTGCGACAGGCGTTCGGACGCGGCCTGGAACTGCGTCTCCGATTCCTTCCCCTGCGTTGACAGGTAGGCGCTCGAGAGTTCCCCGAACTGCGTCAGCACGGCGACGTCGGCCTCCTTCGCCGCCGCCTCGTCGAGCGCGTCCTGAAGGCTCGAGCCGACGCGGAACGCCACGTTGCCTGCCTGCGTCATCGTGCGCCCCAGCTCGATCTGCTGCCTCGGGGCGAGGTTCTCCATCGGCGCGACGCCGGGAGCTGCGAACTGGCCGATGTCGCCGCCGCCCTGCGGTGCGACCTGCGGAACGAATGTCGTAGGTACGGTCGGCATGGATCAGAGCCTCTGCGTTGACACGCCGGACAGGAGTTCCTCAATGCGCTTGTTGCGCGCCCAGTTGCTGCCGATGTCGGCGGCACTTCCGAGCAGACTCGTCCCGAGTGCGAGTCCGGGGTAGATCGTGTTGGCGGACGCGCGCAGGTTCTGCGCGGAGATGTCGCTCATCATTGCCTGCGTCCCGATGTTGAACGCCTGGAGCTTCGCCGCCTCCTGCGCGCGCACGTTCGCCGCGCTCATTGACAGGCGGTCGATCTCCGTCGTGATGTCCATGCTCGCGATGACTTCCTTCGCGGAGCCGACTCCGAGCTGAAGGCCGCGACTTGCCATCGCAGCCCGTGCGCCGGCTCGAGCCTGCGACCGCTGCGCGAGGAACGCGCTCGTCCGCTCCTGCCCCGCGCGACCGATCTCGGCGGCCGTGTACCTCGCTGCGCGCTGGTTGACGCGGCCCATCTCCGCAGCGAACGCCTGGTTCTGCGCCTGCATGCGGAGCTGGTTCTGCTGACTCTGCGCCGCATAGAACGACCCGATGGCCCCGGTGACGGCACCGAAGATCGAGACGATTGGGCCAGCCATCTCCAGACCCTGCGCCACGCCGCTCGCCCAGCTCGGGGCGGCACTAGCGTCGCCCGTGTACGTCCAGTTCTGGCTAGGCGTCCATGTCGGGCCGGTCGGGCTTGTTGAGAACGGTGCCTGTACGAGTGCCATGTCAGCCTCCGATTACGACCTCGAGCGTGACCCCGACGATGGTCAGCGGCAGCGGGTCAGACTGCCGCACGAACAGGTATCCGTCCGGGTTCCACGACGGCTTCAGGTCGATGCCGATCTCCTCGGTCTTCAATGCCGGCGGCGAGCCATACGGCTCGGTCGTGCGCTGCTTGAACTCAATGAGCTTCGTGTCGGACGGCCCAGCGAAGATTCCGCTTGAGCGATACACGCGCAGGTACGCCTTGTTGAGGTTCTTGTTCCTGCCCTGCCCGAACGCCTCCATCTGGATAATCATCGGAAGCGTCTTCAGGTCGGACTGATAGGCAAGACCGACCTGCACGACAGTCGCGGGACGGTCGAGTGTCACCGATCCGGACGACACGACGCGCTGCGTCATCACCGCGCCATCGCCGAGGATGGACACGGTCTTGCCTTCCAGATGCGACAGGCCGCCGACCGTATCTCGCGCCCAAGCCCAGGTCGCGGTCGGGACGCCACGGAACGCGGTGCCGAGCGTCTTGTCGACGCGAGCCGTGGCAACAGTCGTGGACGAGGTCGAGAGGATCGTCAGCCTGTACTTGGTGCCGTCCGTGTCAGTCAGGACGATGACGTCCCCGACATCGGTCGTCGCCGGGAACGCGAACGTGGTCGCGCTGGCGGTGATCGTGAGGGTCGCCGCCGGCGTCCAATCGCTCCCGGTCGTGACGGTCACGGTCGTTGCCGTGGTGTTCGTGCCGTCGTAGGTCAGGCCGCTGTCAACGAAGAACGCATCCTCGAGCGCGTCGAAGTTGCGCGACGCCATGCGCTCGACGTACCGCTTCGTCGAACCGCCGATGGTGCGGTTGACCACGACGTACAGGTAGTCCTCGTCGCCCTCGGAGACGACCGTGCAGCTCTCAAACGCGCCATCAGTCTGGTGCTGGTGCCACGCACCGACCTGCTGCTCGGGGATGTACGTCAGCCCGAGCAGCTTGCCGCTCGTTGACACGAACCACAGCAGCGGCTGCGGCGCTTTCGCGTAGCACATGTCAACGATCTCGAGGTCGTCGAACAGGTGCGCCGCGCGGATCGACAGGTCGCCCGTGATGAACCCGCTTGACTGCCAGGAGTATCCGAGTTCGCGCACATGGCCGCCGCGCGCCGCGCAGTAGACGACCGCGTTATTCACGACCACGGGCTGCACGTTGTTCGATCCGATGTACGACTGCGGACGAACAGAGATCGTGGTCGGAGTGAGCGCGTCGCTATTGATCGGCGAAACGCGCCACTCGGCGGCATTTGTCAGCGCCAGCAGCTGCGTGAGCGGGACGAGGTGCTGGATCGTGTTGTTCTCGCGAGCCGCGACCTTGATGTTGATGCGGTCGGTGTCGAGCAGCGGAGTGTGGAAGATCATGGAACTCTCGGTTCCAGACTCCGTGAACCACATCGACTGCGGTGCCGCATTCGGGCCGGCGAACACGCGTCGCTGCTCGTAGTAAGCGACCGCTCTCGGATATTGCGTGTCGAGCGAGATGTCGTTCTTCGGGAACGTCACGCCGAGATCCGGAGCGATGTTGTTGTCATCGAAAGAGGTAGTCGTCGTCGTTCCGATCAGGGCAGAGATAGATCCAGGCGTTTCCTTATAGATTCGGTACGAGGAAGCTCCGGATACTGCCGGCCACGAAAGGGCGTTGTACGAGCCGGGAACATCAAGATTGTTGAACACGGATCGCAGAACCATGTTCGTACTCTCGCGTCCGTCTGCCGTGACGGAGGTCACGAAATACCGCTGTCTCGGGTACGCGGTTGAGCCGAACTGCACGTAGCCGCCGCTGACGTATGCACCGAGGGTCGCCGTGTTGATCTGCTGCCCGGTGTCATACGTCTTGATTCGGAACGTATTTGCAGTTACGCCGAAGACTGTATAGAAGTTGTTGTTGATCGAGTTCGGGTTACTGAATGTCAACTCGCCGATGAACACAACATCGCCGTTCGTGAATCCGTGATCGGTCACCGTTGTGAAAACCCCAGGACTGCCGATGGCGACAGTCGTGATATTCAGCGCCCCTCCACGGTATGGCGTCGCGGTGATTGGCGAAGGCGAGTTGATCGGCGAATAGAAGCTGATGCTCGTCAGAGTCCAATCCGTTGCCCCGTATCGACGCAGCTCGCGCGCTGCATAGGACGGATGGACGAGCGTGACGATGTCGCCGCTCTGCACGTAGTGGATGTCGAACAGGTCGGCCGCAGCGTATGGGTTCGGGATTTCGAGAATCCCCGCCGGCATCGCATACCAGTAGGTTGCGTTCGGCGGCGCGTTGCCCGTGGACTCCTCAATGCAGTAGTAATTCACGCCTCCGCTTGAGACGAGGTCGCCGACGTTGTACGTGGTCGCGCCGTTGTAGGCGGCCGGCGTTCCCGGCCCGACCGTCGCTCCCTGCGTGTGGAACCGGAAGTATCCGGCTCCCATCTCCACGACCAGCGTCTGGGTCGGGCTGAACTGGAACGGGATCAGGCGTGTCGCGGACGCGCTGTTTTTCACCTCGCGCACGAACGCGAGGCCGGGACGGTTCTCCACCGCGCCCTGTGGGAGCGCGATGAAGTTGAGCATCGTCGATGCGCCCGTCTGGTACTTGGCGTCGTCGATGCGCCCGAACATCTCCGGGCTGATCTCGCCGCCTGCGAACGAGCGATAGTACGTCCGGGTGCTTGGCATCGGTCAGCGTCCTGAAGTCCAGGGGACGATATGTTCGACCTTGACGTCGCGCTGGTTCGCGTCGGACGCGCGCGCCTGCTGAAGATACAGCAGCATCATCTGCGCGCACTTCTTCGCCTCGGCGGAACCCTGGTCGCCCTTGATGACCGGGCCGGCGAGCATCGAAGCGAGGTGCCACGACAGCGCCATCGTGAACAGCGGGTCGAACTTGGTCGGGTCGTTGACGAGCGCCTGGTACCGCAGGAGCGCGTTCTCCTGGTCGGTGTACAGCACCTTGTTCCCGAGCGTGTCCGTCTCGATGGAGTACCGCTGCGGCACGTACTGCCCAGCGGCGAGCATCGGCGAAAAGTTCGCGTTGTAATACGGGTATTCCGCCGGCGAGAAGCGCGTCGCGTAGTCGTTCTGCGCCTCGGGCGGAAGGACGGCGACGGCGGTCATCATGTCGCCGGGAACCGCGTATGCGTACTTCCACATGCTGTACGGCATGGTGACCTGCGCGAGCGATGCTCGGCGCGAGGCGAAGTTCCATGCGTGCATCTGGAGGAGGGTGTCGCGCGCGATGGGGTAGAAACGCGCGCATTGCTCGGCCTGTGCCGATCCCTCCGGTGGGCTGATGCTGGCGACGGTCGCCTCGTCTCCGAGGTGCGCGAGCGCGAGGTTGCAGATGTCAACGACCGATGCCATGCCTGCCTCCTATCAGGAACAGGAGGGGCGTCGAGGTTTCCCGCCGACGCCCCTCCTGTCAAGTCACAATCCGAGGATCACTCCGATGCTTCGGTCGCGGCGGTCTTTGGCTTTCGCAGCTTGCGAGCAGGCTGCTCTGCCTCTGCCTTCTGCGCGGGGGCATCCAGATACTCGAGGTTCCCGTTGAACGGGCCGTTGTACTGGAACACATCGCCTTCCTTGCGATAGTGGTTGTCCACGAAGCAGACGACCTTTGCCTTGACGTTTGCCATCGGAGTCTCCTATCACGCCACCGAGAAGCCGGAACGGTAGAACTTCCTGCCGTCCTGCACATCCTCGACGATCTGGGCAAGGATGGTGCCGGTCGTCGGGGAGGAGGCGACCACGTAACGAGCAGCAAGGTACTGCTCGCCGAGGCTGGCGATCCGGGGCGGGATCTGGACAACAAACTGCGCGCCAGCCGTCAGGCTCGCGACGGCGATGGCGCCGGTCGAACCGATCACGGTCGGGGACGAAAGAGCCTCGTTGTCATCCGTAACGATCTGGAGATCAACGCTTCCGGTGCCGCCGAATCCGATGACGACCGTGAACACCATGAACAGGTTCTCACCCATTCCGATGTCGCGAGCGCCGCCGTTGTTGGCAATCGCCGTGGTGACGGTTGCGAGGCTGATGACGTCGGTGGAGTTGGCGTTGGCCGTGATCGGCCCCTGTCCGGTGATGGCCGAACCAGGGTTGTTGGTACCCGACACGACGAGAAGACGATCAGTAATCATGGGAGTGTTCCTTCCTGTCCCCTATCAGGAGACGACGGCTTCGGTGTTGATGATGGCGTCGACCTTGCGGAGCGGCACGCCCTGGAAAGTCAGCCAGCTGTACGGAGTGCCGAACTGCGACAGACCCTCGTTGATCTTGAGGACGTACTGGCTCTTGTCGAGCGCAGCAATCGCAAGACCGCTGTGGACGGTGCGGTTCATGTAGAACGCGGCGCGACCCATCGCCATGTTGGGGATGCGGTACAGGGCGCGGCTCATCAGCTTCATAATGGCCGTCGCAGCTGCGGGAGCCTGCGTCGTTCCCTGCGCCATCAGGTCAACCGTGTTGATGTTGCAGATGCGGACAACGTAGCGCCAGTCCTTCACGACCAGACCGTTCTTCCACTGGTAGCGGGTGGCGTAAGCCTGAAGGCGCGTGCCATCGCTGTTGTAGACGGTCTGCTCGCCGAGATCCTCATGCATGAGGCCGGCCGCGCTGCCCTTCGGGAACGGGCAGTAGACGGTGTTGTCGCCCCACACGACGAGGTAGATCGAGGTGTTCGTGGCGGCGTCCGAACCACCGGCAGACAGGATGTTCTGCGAGTTGTTCGGCGAGCCGGCACCGATGTCCGAGTAGCGCGGCGCGAGGCCGAGGAACTGCTTCGGGTCGGTGGCTGGGTTGCCGTAGAACAGCGTGGTCGCCTGCGTCTGGTTCATCGCCTCGAGGAACGCGACGTCCTCCGACAGGCGGAACTGCGCCGTGTTGCCGTTGAGCATCGCGAGATCCTTGTCAACCTCGCTGCGAGCTTCGAGGATGCCGCAAGCCTCGTCGACCTGCGCGGTCACGGACTTGCTGCTCGGGATGCCCTGGTTGAGCGCGCGCCAGTACACGGCCGGGAGGCCGGTGCGGATCACGACGCGGTCGCCGGTCGGGAGGTTGCCCTCCTTGAAGACGCAGTCCTCGAGGATCTCGTTGGTCTGCGAGAGAAGTTCCGCGACGACCGGAACGCGGCCCTCGGGATCGGTGCGCTTCGCCCAATCGGCGAGCGTCAGGTTGTTGGTCGAGAGAGTTGCCATTGCTTGTCCCCTTTCGTGGGATTAGGTGTTTGAGTAAAGAACGTCAGCGAAGTCGGAGAAGCCCTTCGGAGCGCCCTTGCCAACGGCAGGTGCGCCGCCGACGAACCGATCCTCGCTGATTGCCTTGCCTGCGCGGTACATGAACCGAATCACCTCCGGGTGATCGCCCAGGCCGGACTGATTGAGCAGACTGCGGAGTTCGGCGGTGCCGAACGCATCGAGCGCCTTCTTGGCGACGCCGAGGTTCTCGGAGAGCTTGTCGCCCCCGAACTCCTTGTCGCCTTTGGAGTTGGTCACCCACTCCGCTCGAACGGCCTCGATCTGCGCCTGCTGACGCTGGGCCATCTTCGGGGCCATAGCGTCGAGGACGCGCTGCGCGGCTTCCTGCGACAGGTTCAGCTCTTTGGCGACCGTGCTATACGCTTCCATGACCTCGGGGTCGAACGCTCGACCTTCCTCGGCCTTGAACTCGTACTTCTCCGGCGCGCCCTGCGGCTTGGTTTCCGCAGCCTTCGCGTCGGTCTTCGCATCGGTCGCCTCGGCCTTGCTCGCAGCGGCCGCATTTGCGGCTTGCGAGTCCTGGGTCGTGGTCGCCTTCTGCTCTCCCCCGTACAGCTTCTCGGCCGTCGCCGCGACGCCGGACGGGGACTCTGATGCAGGAGCGGCTTGTGTGGTGGTTTCAGCCGTTTCCATCATCATTGGTTCGCTCATCGGTCTGTTCCTTCATCATGGTCGGGTAATGCTCGGGGCAGCAACCGTGGACGATTGCCAGCATCCGAAGTCCCGAGTTCCGTGCGCCTTCCGAGAACGCCATCGTCATCGCGTTGGTGTTGAACGATGACCGGAACACGCCTGCCTGGTCGAGCATGCGCCAGACGATCCGCCTGCCGCGCCTGCTCGCCATGAGCCACTTGACGTCCGATTCCTCGGCCTCCCTCGCCAACCTGTCGCGCAGCTCGCGGTTCTGCTTGTCGCGCTCCTGCCCACGCAGGTCGAGAGGGTCGTACTGGCTCACGGCCGAAAGATATCTGTGCGTCTATTTCTTACGGTTCCCGCTACAGGTTGTTGCCATCGACCTCGTTGACCGTGAGGATCACGGACGGCGTCGCAGGTCGCGCCGGCGAAACCTGTTCGGCCTTGTACTCAATCGAGACATCCGCACTCGGCGACGACCAGTAGATTTCCACATACTCGCCGGCGTTAACGGACACGAAGAAGTTCCACGCCGCGACGAGCAGACCGTCGCCGCCGCCGTGCTTCCTCGGGATAGTCAGTTCGGTGTTCGTGTTCGCGAGGTTCGACCCGCCCTTCGCGAGCCAGACGCTGATGTTCTGCTCGGAGGTGTTGTTGACGTTCTTGAACTGCGCGCTGAACTGGACGTTGTAGACCGAGGTTCGCGGGAACGTGATGCGCGTGTTCGACACGACGGAGATGCCGAAGGCGAAGTCCTTCGTGTCAAACTCCATCGGGGTCGCGGTGTTCGCGCTGCACGGTTGGTCGGACAGATCGAACCAGGCACCCGTGTACGGGGCGCGAGCGAAGTACAGGTCGCTTCCGTCGTCATCACGAATGCCAACGACATCGCCGCTGGTGCTGTCAAACAGCAGGTTCGTCCCCGACTTCATGTACGGCATCGCGTCCCCCTTTAGAGTTCGACCCCGGACGGCGAGCCGTACCCGGAGAACATGTTCATCACATCGGTCAGGGCGTTCTGGTTGCCGGTCGGGGCGGCCGCCATGTTGCGGACGGTCTTCGACTGCTGCTCCATCGCGGCGGCCTGCTCCTTCGCGGCCATCGCCTGGTTGCGAGCCTGCCGCAGCACGGCGACCTCCTTGTCGGCGATGATGAGCGACGGGTCGACGCCGAGCATGTCGGCGTAGATGTCAGCCCATTGGTCGCTGTCGAACTTGTCAAGGATGTCGGGCTTCATCTGCGCGATGGAGCCGAGGTTCCCGACGAAGCGGTCGACGGCGTTGGTGCCGATGGCGCGCTGCGCCTGCGCGAGCATTGACACGAACTCGACGTTCAAGTCCATGCCCTGCAATTCCTCGGGTGCCGGCGGCAGCATGCCGCTCTGCACCATGCGCGTGAACGTGATGTCAATGAGCGGGTCGAGCAGCTCGTTGTGCAGGCGCTCGAGGACGGGGCCGAGCATGAGGAGCTTCTCCTCATGGCGCTCGGCGACCTCGGTCGCGGTCATGCGGGTGTTGGGCTGCGTCGCCAGCATCAGGAACAGGTCGGCGTAGAACGCGCCACGGACGCGCTCGCGGACGTCCTGAATGTCCTGAAGCAGGTAGTTCAGGTTGAGGTTCACCTCGAACGCGCTGCGGATTCCCTGCGACGCGCCGTCGACGAACGTGATCCCGCCGGGGAGCGTGTCGACGTCCCGGTTCTTCATGCCGGCCGACACCTGGAGCGGCGGCTTGGTCTGGTAGTCGATGGCCTGCGCCTTGCGGAGCTGCTCGTGCTGGAGCTGCTTGATGTCGCCGAGCGCCTCCATGCCGGGGCTGTTGCCGTAGATGTCGCCGCCGACCACCGACCAGCGGGGGCAGACAGCCGGGAAATGCATGAACCCGCTCTCGCGCAGGAACACGCCGTCCTCGCCGCCGACCTCGAAGTACCACGACCCGTAGGGCATGTTCTTGCCGTCGCGCTTGGACATGTCGCGGTCGGCGCGAGGCTCGATGGCGTGGATGACCGGAACCCATTGGTCGAGGTTGCCAGTGCTGTACATGTTCTGCACCGACACGCTGCACTTCTTGAGGCCGAACTCCTTGACGATCTGCGAGACGGTCATCTCGAACTCGCGGTACAGGGTGCAGACTCGCCCCTGCGCGTCGGTCGAGATGCAGTATTCGCCCGTCGTGAGCGGGTAGTGGTGGATGACCTGCTCGAAGTCTGGAAGCACGATGCTCGCGCCCGTGCCGAACGCGCCGAGTTCCTCGTACATCAGGTGCAGCGAGCGGTAGGTGTTCGACTTCTGGAACACGCGCTGCATGCGCTTGGTGACGTCGTCGAGCCAGAGCTTGACGGGCTGGTACGAGTTCAGCTCGGGGTCGGGCGTCGCGAGCCGGAACCATTGCCGCGCCGGCGACGTCGCGCCTGACATCAGCCCCGCGCCGAGGGTGCGGAGCGCGCGCGTCCCGGTGTTGTCGTAGATGGCGTTGTGCCTGCGCCAGCCCTTGTCGCGATCCTGGCGGAAGTAGCGCCCGTTGCGCGGGAGCAGGTAGGAGGTGATCTCCTGCCAATGCGCCAGCCACGACGCGCGCTCGCTCTTGAGCTGGCCCCACCGGGTGAACAGCCGATCCCGCGTGGGAGCATCGGGATACGAGGAGTTGTCTCCGGTGTACTGGCTCATATGTCAGCCTCCGAGGAGCGACGAGCGCCCGAGCTGGAGATCCTGCGGGTTGACGCCGGTCGGCCCGGTCAGCATGGTTCCGGACGGGCCGCCCATACTTCCCTCGGCGGCGTTGTCCATGATGGCGGCGATGTTCGGCTTGCGGCGGTTCGCGGCCGACATGGCGATCTCCGACTGCCGCTGCTGGCTGCGAGCCTGCGCGGCCGCCTCCGTCTGCGCCTGCTGCTGCTGCTTCATCGCCTTCTCCTGCGCGGCGGCACCGCGCTCGCCGGCGACGATGGAGTAACTCGTTCCGGCAGCGGCGATGCCAGCGGCGACGCCAGCGATGATGGTGGAGATTCCTGCCATGTCAGATTTCCTTCACGTGAGAGCGTTCGGTGTTGACGTATCCCATGCGCGACAGCATCCTCGCGATTGGCGTCTCGCCGTTGATGACGAGTTCGCTCATGCACAGGAGCCTCGCGCCCGATTCCCTTGCCCATTCCTCGAGCGCCGCGATCAGACGGAACGGGATGCGCGTCATGCGGTGCGCCGGATCAACCCACCAGGCAAGTTCGACGGCGCAAGACATGCTCGGCGCGAACCACATCGGAGCGATGATCCCCGCGATGACTCCGACCAGCTTGCCATTGACCTCGGCGACGAACATCACGCCGGATCGGATCACGGAGATGATGCCCGTGCGTATGTCATCGTCGGCTGGCGCGATCATCGTGCCATACGCGCTGTAGCCGATGAACTCGCGTGCCATTGCGGTCAATTGGTCGACGTCCTGTTCGGTTGCCTGCCTGACCATGACTCTATTCCTCCATGATGCGATTACGGTTCCCGTTCGTAGGGGTCGTAGTCGTTGCCGCGCTTCGTGATGCGGTCGCGCACCTCGCGCGGGAGCTGCTTGCTGACGGCGAACGAGAACGTGAGCGCGAGCGCGTCGGCGATGTCGGGCGAGCCGCCGCCTTGCAGTCGCTTCTTGATCTCGTCCTTCGACTCGAGGACGCGGCGTCCGACCGTGTCGTAGGAGTACGTCGGCGTCGACAGCTCGACCTTCAGCGTCGACTCGTCGGGGATCGACCCGCCGGCCTCGAGCCACTCCTTGACAGCCCACCACATCTCGGTTCGCTTGTTGACGAACAGGTTCGGGTAGGTCGCCTTTCCGCCGAACGCGACCTCGGTGACGTCATAGCCGAGCTGCCGCAGGCGGTCGATCACGCCGGCACCAGCGCCTGCGTCGATGAACACCGCGTCTGGGTCGCGATCCTCGATGACGTTGGCGACCAGACTCGCGAGGCTCATGTTGTCAATGCCGTGCCGGATGATCGGCTCCTCGGCGCGCAGCCCCTGCCGCAGCATGATGACGCTGCGGTCGTCGCCGAACCGGGCAGGGTCGACGCCGATCACCAGCGGGGAGTCGATGACGTCGCCGTCCGCGTACTCGCGCTCGGAGGCGGCCTCGGCGTCGGCGAGCGCGATGAGCTGGTCGTCGCCTGCCGCGCTGAAGTCGCACAGGAACTCGCGAGCGAACGCCTCGGGAGACATGTCGCGCTTCAGGCGAGCGACCTCGTCGGGGTCGAGCGCGTCGGTGTCGTTGACGGTGTACCGCTTCGCCACCCAGTCCTCGAGGTTCCCGGCTTTGTAGTACAGCTCGGCGAACAGGTTCATGCCGGCGGGTGTGCCGATGAACAGCGCCCATCCCTTGCGGTCGGCGAGCGCCGGCTGCACGATCTCCGTCCATACCTCGGGCTTGATCTGGGCGACCTCGTCAATGACCGCGCCGTCGAGGCGGATGCCGCGCAGGGCGTCGGGGTTGTCGCCGCCGAACAGGCGGATCGTCGCGCCGTTGTGCTTGAACGTCACGGCGAGATCGACCTCGTTGACATCGACTGCCCCGGTCGCGCGCAGGGGGCCGAGCTTGTCCTTCAGTCGCGCCCACGCGATGGCCTTCGCCTGCTTCAGGAACGGCGCGACGTACACGAAGAACCCCAGTTCCCGGCCGCACTTGACAGCGCGGTTGATGAGTTCCATGATCGCCAGCTCGGTCTTGCCGGCGCGGCGGTGCAGCACCAGGACGGTGAACCGCCGCTTCAGGAGGTGGCATTCGCGCTGCCACGCTCGAGGCGCATACGTGAGTTCAATGTCCGTCTTCGGCATCGGGGACGTTGGTCTTCAGGACGATGCTGACGCCGCCGGCGTGGTCGACGCCGACCCGGTCGCCGTACTTGCGCGGGTTCCACTTCGCGAGCAGCTTCAGGCGCGTCTCGATCTGGAGCTTGCGCCATTGCACCTCGACGGCATCGCGGGGCGGGGTGTCCGACAGCACCTGGCATTGCTCGGCCAGCGCGTCGTGTCCATCCTCGCGCGCGCGCGCGATGCGTGCGGACGTTTCCTCGTCCTCCTCGAGCCACTCGTAAATCGTTCGCCACGATGGGTTTCCGGCGATCCTGCACCATTCTCGCAGGGGCTTGCCGTCCCCGATCCACGCGACGAGATCGTCAAGCAGGCGTGTTCGGTCTTCCCTGCTCCACGCGCTTCCAAGCTTTGGGGGTTGCTGCCCTGCGCTGGTAGCGGCAGATTTTCTTGACGGTTTCAACGTGGAGTCCGAACTGCCTTGCGAGGCGTCGGTACCCGATGCCGTGGTCTTCGTGGAGTTCGCGGATGGCGTTGACGGTTTCGTCCGTGATCGTGGCATTGTGGTGTCCCTCCCCGATTCGTCTGCCGTTCTCGTTCACGGCAACCATCTTGGTTTGCCCAGCAGAGGGGCTAGAAGGCATCAGGATCGCTTCCGTGCCTTCCGGCGGGTGTCGGCACGGTTGAACTCTCGGGCGACCTTCTGGGAGATTCCCGCGCGCTTGGCGAAGGCGGCGCTGTGAGCGGCCGCTGCCATGAACTTGCGCTGCTTTGGTGTCTTGCTTGGCAATGGGTTCAGCTCCTGCGCTGGAGGACGAGGTCGAATCCGGCGGCGTTGGCGATTGTCAACACCGAGTCGAACGCTGGCTTTCGGCGACCGATGACGGTGCCGGGTGACCCGAGCAGGCATCGGACGGTGTGTGCGCGGAGGAGGCCGGCGGCCTCGAGCTGACGGGCGAGTCCGCTGCGGGTCATGCCCTGGGAGGCAACCTCCTCGGTCACCGCCGTCTTGAAATCGTCATACGAACGGATATGCATATGCGGGAGCATATCAGTCGGGGTCGACGAGCTGCCCGAAATCTTCGCTCGTTGCCGCCCATACCACGCGAGCGGTGCCTGGGCCGAGGAAGTTCTGCTCGATGTTGTCCGTCACGAACGCCCGTGCGTCGGGCATTGACATGTTCTCGTCGTCGCGCAGACGGGCTGCGATCATGTCCCCGCTGTAGACGGCGACCGGGACTCCCTGCTCGTCGTTGGGGTGAGGGAACATCTTGCCGAGCAGGCAGTCGTCGAGGCCGGCGAGGAGGATGGATGCCGGCTGCTTTCGTCGACGCTTGCCCATGCGCCGCAGTTTACCGAGGGGTCGTTGCGTACTAGAGATTTCCGCAGACGCTGCTGCGTCGCTGCGCTGCGCCTACGGCTCCGCGCCGCAGCAGCTCGCGCATATCAGCCATATGGGCGGAGTTGGAAGGTCGTACCCGCCGGGGGTTGCAATTCAGTCTGCACGGTGAACGCAGAGGGAGTGACCCCGCGAGGGGGCCACATCGACCAGCCCACACGGAGCCACGCTTTCGGTCGAGCCACGAATTTCACCATTTCGCTGGAGGACTGCCAGCCGCTGCCTTCGTGGGGGAGCGCGCCCTTTCGGGCGGCGCAGGTTAGGGTCAAGCCCTGCGTCTACATCCATGATCCCCTACCGCGCCGGGATCTGCTTGCGGCATTGTTGCTCCTGGGAGCAGGTTCGGTACAATGCAACCGCGATGGGTTGAGCAGCCCGCATCATAGCGAACCCCGCTCGTGATGCAACCGCAAAGTAGCGCAGGCTTCGGCTTGCGCTTCTTTGTTGGCGGGGTATAGTCAGCGCCGGCGCGTCGGCGAGATGCCCAGGATCGTTTCCTGTTCGCCGCGCGCCGCTACGGGTAGCCACGGACGGCTCCCACCTTTGCCCCCGGATGCGCGCCCTGCTGGCTTCGTGCCGCAGGGCGCGTTTCGTCGCGGATCAAACATGCACGACACCGAGGACAAACGCTGGTGGTGCAAGCACGGGCAGCAGCTCGAGGTCGCGTTCGTTGACAACTGCGCGAGGATCGGGCTTCGCGCGCGAATCAACCCGGACAAGGCAACGAACGTTTACGCGCCCGACCTCATCGTCAACGACTGCCTCGCTGACCTGAAGGCGCAGACGACGCCGTTCTTCTCCGCTCGCCAGTACGGCATGAATCCACGGTTCACCGTGACGTTCAACCGCAAGGACTTCGAGCGATACCGCGAGCTGTACCCCGACCTGGTCGTGTACTTCTGGATCAACTGGCAGACGCTGTCGTGGCGCGACATAAACGTCAAGCCGCTGTCGGCCGTGTTCCGTTCGCCGTTCAACCGCCTTGCCGGCATGGTGACGAGCGGCGCGGTCGAACACCACTACCGCCGGCGCGAGGATGACCGTGCCGGCAACGCCCGAAGCTCGTTTCTCATTGACGCTCGGGCGCTTGAGTTCATCGCCCCGCTGCACTTGTGAGGATCTGTAGCACTTTCGCTCCATGCGGCGAGGTTGCATCACGCATGCAACACGGTGCAACATGGGACACAGCGGCGCTTCGCACCGCCTGTCCCCGGCGAAAGGTTGTTGCTACCCCAACGGGTGATCGTCGCGCCGGCGTACCTCGCGGCCTTCAGGGCGCGCCCGTGCGGGTGGTTGGCGTCGACTGCCGCAGACCCGCGTCCTCGCGAGCGTAGTATACGCGCACGATGCCACGCCATGCTTCCCTGCCGTATCACCTGTACGTCAACGTCTGCAACTCGGCGCTCGGGCCGAACATGCCGAAGGGAACGACGCGCGGCATCTGGCACGCGGCGTACTGCCGGCCGGGACAGGCGATGCTCGCGCACGTGCTGCTCGAGAGCGGCGCGAACTGGTGCGGCGTGCCGCTGCACCTGATGTCCACCTTGACGACGTTCGGCAACGGCATCGACTCGCTCCAGCCCTGGGGCGGCATGGGCGAACACCTTGAGGTCGTGCATCTGACCTACCTCGAGGGGCTGCTGTGCATGGGCGTGAACCGCAACGACGGATTCACCGGCCGGCACACCGGGCTGACGTTTGATTGGGCTGACGGGTTCAGCCGCTACCCGCAAGAACACAAGCCGCTGAACCTCATCGAGCGCGGCGACGGGCAGTTCATGCTGCTCCCGAACAACCACGTGCAGTACCTCGACAGGCACTTCACGAAGTTCTCGAAGGGTTCCGAGGACTTCAGGCACTACCGCCGTGGTGAAGAGGTCTACTGGCTCGACTGACGCCTGTAGCCCAAACCCCACAACAGGCGAGACAGGTCATTCGCCAGGTCGGTGACGGCCTTCTCGTCAAGCTCTTGCCGGCAGGCGTGTATGGCTTCGTGGAGCGTGGTGTCCAACCGCTCCTCCTCGCTCTGCCAGGTAGCAACGCGCAGCACGCGACCGGCGGCACGGCCCGGATCGACCATGTCGCCGAAGTCGTGCAGGTTCGGGCTGAACCTCAACGTCCAGTACTTGCCGCCGAGTCGGACGCGCATGTCATCCCCGCGAGGTCTTGCCGCTGCACTTCCACTTCGCGCGGGACAGCCGCAGCGGACTGTTGGGGTTCTTCGCCGCAGCCGGGTGCGCCTTCATCTGCGCGAAGCTGCGCGCGCAATAGGCGTCGCCCTTCGCGGTTCCGGGCTTGATGCGGTCGCCGCCGCCCTTCGCCTTGCCGGCCTGTCCGTAGGAAACCTTGCGCGTGCGTCCCGTCTCCGGGTTCCGCACGACCTTGACGAATCGC